CCCAATTCTTATCTGGAACTCCATTACTTATTTTCTTCTTTTTTTGTTTCTTTTTTCTTGTAAACTCTACAGAATGTATTGAAAAATTATCTATATCATCTTCTTCTCCAATTACGCTACTAACAAAATCTTGAATAACATAATCATTGATTAAATAATCTTTTAATAACATTTCAAAATCTTCTTCATCTAATCCCTTGTGAACTTCAAAAGTTAAATTGAACTCTACTTTTTTCATTATGATTCTCCATAGTTAAAGATTAATCCTGGCATTCTTATTTCAAAGTTTTCATCATAAGATGAAAAGCATTCGCAACACTCTACCGAGAAAAAATCTTCTGACACATTATACCAAATAGATGAGTAGTCCTCCATAGGAAACCCACATATCAAGCATTCTTTATTTTTCGACTTCTCGCGAAGCCTCAATGAGCTTTTTCGAATCTCCGCCTTGGATAGCATTTAATTGATCCTTTGTAAATCCTTGAAATAATGTTAACGACTCTGTTCTTTTTTCTGTTTCCATCATACCACTTATCTGCATAAGAGTTTTAATAGCTTGTATCTTATCTTTATCTTGAGAACCGTCATCATCAACAACCGACTTCATCTTTTCAAGTAAATACAATGGAGTAATCTCGGCTTCATTTAAAACCTTATCTACTTCTTCTCTAATCAAACCTTTAACCCTTTCAGTACTTAATAATATTTTTCCTTGGTAGTCTGCGTATTTTTCGTTATTGGTAGGATATGCCTTCATAAACGCTTCAGCGATTCCATCACCTTGAGCGACATACTTTGCAAAAAGAAATTCTCTTCTAGTAGGCTTTTTTCTATTTATCTTATGTTGATAAGGAGAGAGATCCTCGGAAGCAAAGGAATACATATTCTTTCGCATATCTCCCTCCATCATAACATTGTCCCTACATATGAAAGAACCAATAACTGTCCTAATGTAGTAATTACACACGCCCTTAGACTGACTATCTCTAAGCTCACCCCGCTTTAGAACTTGACAGACTTGTCCGTCGTCAGCCATTACCCAGCTACCTTCAGTGCCATCCCTCCAATTGCGAGTTAAGTTCTCATCGGGACAGTATTGGTTAAACTCCTTCTCATCATTATATATCCTGTGCTCAACACTTTTTATTTTGCGAACAAGCATATACTATAATATAACCCTTAAATACACTTTTGTCAAGCTTTAGCTTGCAATGCCTCTTAATTCTGTGGCATTAGTACTAAGGCTTGTCTTGCTTCTTATGAAAGGAGAATGACATCCACCACATCTAAATACAGGAAACTCATTAGAGCTTGTAAAGTATGTAGCATCAGATGGTTTTAGATTCTTACTTCCACAAGATGGACAAACGTTATCATCCATAAGAACTCCAAGATTAGGATGATTCTTAATGTATGGTCTAAGTTTAAGATATACTTGCTCTAAACCTATAACATCACGTTTATTGTACTTTAGCATTTCAGCTAATCTTTCTTTATTACCATCCATACAGTCTATCCATAGTTGAAACTCAGTCTTTAGCTTTTCAGATACACCAAATGTTTTAGTAAGGAAGTCTTGCTTGTTAGAACTAAAAGCAAATTCTTTCCTTGCTATCTTTAAAGTATCTATTGATTTGTAAGGAGATGGAGGACTCATACCATTAAGTATGAATCTTGCATTTAGTTTCCTTATATCAAATCGATCACCATTGTGAGCAACAACAATATCAGCTTCATCAAGCATTTTCCATATAGACTCTAATATTCTTTTGTCATCTCTACCAACCGCTTCTTCTGGAGTAAGCACATCAGATATAGTATTGTCATCATAAAGCCATTTAGCAGCCCAAGATAGCACATACCAGAATCTTTGTTCACCAGCATCATCTCTAACAAGATTAGTATATGGAACATATTGCTTTCCAAAGTCCCAGACCCATACAGGCATAGGTGTTGTCTCTATATCAAACAACAATATCTTTGGAAGTACACTAAGATCTGTTACATTGGTCGGTCTCGTCCAACCCATAGATTCTATCTTACGTGTTACAGATTTATATGTACGCATAAAACCAGCATTATCTAACTCATAACATATATCCTTAACACTTTTCATAGTTCTAGTGTACTGACTTATTATATTCATTTCAGCTTTAGTCCACTTCATTACGCTTTCCTCCACGGTTAATTAAAAATAAACTCACCTTAAGAACAAACTTCAAGAATAGTGACTCTACATAGTAAAGAAAGAATCTTACTTGCCCCATACTCGCTCCGATACAAGTTGTGCTATCACACCATATACAGACAAATCCTTAAACGCATCCATATATGTTTCATCCTTTACCGCATTATCTCCTTTATGCTTAACAATTATATTCTTAAGTCTATTTACTTTATCATTCATTCTAATAACAAGGGCAGTCAAAGCAAACATCCTGTCTTCATCGTTATCCAAATCACCACCAAGTGTTATGTTGCCACAACCATAATCATACTGCTTTGTACAGAATAGATCATACTGCTCGTCGGTAATCTTTTTAAACCTATTCATCATAACAGGATACATATTCTCAATTACTTTTACTACTTCGTTGTTTTTCGCCATAAATATTCTCCTACTCCTAATTGATGAAAACCATTTGCAAGACTTTCAATAAGTCCTTCATCGTGATCGCAACCAGTATTAACAAGAATAACAAGCTTCTCATCTAAAAAGATCTCACAGGTTCTAGGATTGTTTAACCCAAACAACAGTTTACCATCACTTGCATTCTTATCGCCATCCATCATCTTCACCTTATATTCGTGACCACCTATATCTAATTTTCGCATACTTACTCCTTTTCTTCTTTTCTCATTGAACCCCACGCAGGAACTGTGGTAGGCATTACCTCAGCTCGCACAGGTCTTTTCTTATTCTTTACTTTGTCTATAACCTTTTCTAGATACTTTATCTTCTTTGGTGTAACCTCAGTATTAATTCCCATTGTTCTCCATTCCAGGTATTACGATGTTATCAAAATAATCACATCCTTCATCTACGATGCAATCCTTATTAGCTTTCTTCTTATCTATCGTCATCCGCAATTTATCGTTTCTTCTGTACATCATAGCTCCTAAACATTTACCAGCGTTCCAATTAGCACAATGTACCATAGCATCTTTTTTATTTGCTTTTTTCATTACCCGAATATAAAACAGTAATAAATATAAAGCAAGATAAATATTTTTTAAAATAATACTTGACAAAACCTACTTTAAGACTTATATTGTTAGTACGTGTTGAGCTTAATATTAATATATATATAATATATATATATATAAAATAAAGAAAACTATTACTAACGTAATAGTGAAAGAAAGAAAGGAATGTGTGATGAGCGTAAAAGGAGATAGAAGCCGTGTAACTAATATGACTCGGTATGCAAAAAATTATACAAAAATTTTTAAGAGTAGCTTACATTCCTACCAAGAAATCATAATAATCGCTTTATGATACCAAATTCAGCGTTAAACCGCTATTCCTATATTTGACTTATACCCATATATAATAGGCAAACCAATCAGATAGTATTGAACTACAAAAATTAGCCAATATTGTGTGCTAGTCTTTCTCGCAAAATAGCCCATCCCCGTTCTCCCAAATTGGAATTTGTCTATTTGGTTGAAAAAAGTCTATCCCAAACAATAATTTAAGTTACAAGGATTTTAAACTTTAAGCGGCAAGATCTATTTATTTTCTTAAAATTTGCCATTAGATTTAATTGGATAGAATTAGAATTTATTATAGATAAAAAAAAAGCCACTAATTAAAGTGGCTTTTCTTATAAGGTTCTAACTAAGTAGAATTATTTTTTAGTATCCTTCTTAACTATAACCTTCTTGCAATAGATTCCACAAGTATATTCTAAGCCATCCTTTCCCTTGAAGTTATCTATTGAACCAACTAGACTAGATGCTTCATTATATTTAGCTTGTGTTTCTTTAGGTGAAAAAGATATATTAGTTGCTTCCCTAGAACCTTTCAAAGTCATGGTATTTCTACTAGCTTTTTCTAACCTTGTTTTTAATTCCATAGGGTTAGATTCTAAAGATTCTATTTCTTTAGACATCTTATCTACTTCTTTTTTATCTATTACTTTCATGTCGAACATATCGACAACTTTGTCTAATAGATATTGAATAGCTTGTGGAATTGTTAATCTTATCATAAGATATAACCTTTCGTTTTTATTGTTAATTAATCCATCATTTATCATGTATAATATTAAGGTATATCTAGCAATTATACAAGTCATTTATAATACACCTATTAAATCACAACTTATCTAATATCTTTTATTTTATCTAACAACTTTCATATAATTAGACCACATTTATAACATAGATAGTAATAGGCTGGA